TAGAAAATATATTGAAGAAATTAAAGAGGGGCTTTATATTGGTTATGATGTTTTTGCAGATGCTACTCATATAAATGAGGCTTCCCGCGGGAAGTTGCTTAGAGCATTGGGCAAGTCATTAAAAGGAGTAGAAGTTGAAGCTATTGTAATAAATACTTCTTTAAATACGATTTTAAATCAGAATAGCTTGCGGGCAGGGCGAGAGCTTGTACCAGAAACAACAATCAGAAATATGTTTAGTCAGTTTAAGGTGCCTTCATTAGAAGAAGGATTTGATAAAATTTGGATTTATCAGAATGAAAATCCTAAAAAAAGTAAATATATTGTTTATCAAAAGGAGAATTGTAATGAGTAAAATATTTATCACCTCAGACACTCATTTTGGTCAGGATAAAGATTTTATATGGGGAAAAAGAGGTTTTAATTCAGTAGATGAAATGAATTCTAAAATTATTCAAAATTGGAATAATGTTGTCTCTCCAGAAGATACAGTTTATCATTTAGGCGATGTTATGCTTGGAGATACAGAAAAAGGAATTCATTGTTTAGAACAATTAAATGGGAAAATTCATATTGTTTGGGGTAATCATTGCACAAATACAAGAAAAGAATTATATAAAACTTGTCATAATGTTGTTGAATCTTGCGGTTTTGCAACAATTATAAAACATAAAGGATATACTTTTTATCTTTCTCATTACCCTACAATTACATCTAATTATGATGTAGATAAACCATTAAAAAGCAGAGTAATAAATCTTGCGGGGCATTCTCATGTTTTTGATCCATATTCAGATTGGGATAAAGGTCTTATTTATCATGTAGAAATGGAAACAAATAATTGTACCCCTTGGGATTTAGATATAATTATAAAAAATATAAAGGAGAAACTTAATGAAGAAAAATAATGATCTTATTGTTGACGGAGTAACTGCTATTGGCGCTATTATTGGTATAATTGCAATTATTATTGTTATGGTATTTATTATGCCATGGGTTGCTTTTTGGTGTGCATATTTAGGCGGATGGATTGCAAAAGTAACTATTGGAAAATATATTGTAGCTGGTTTTAAATTGTTTGGTATTGCAATTTCTATTGATAAGATTCCTTTAGTAGCAGGCTTTTTAGGTTGGTTTGGTTCATTCTTTAAAAGAGCAATCAACGACCCAAATTCTTTAATTAAAAATGATAAATAATATTAACCTCCAGATCTTTAATCTGGAGGTTTTTTAACGTTCACGCCCCTGATTGGTTATATGCGCATGATTGCAGATTTTTTAAATCGAATTTTAGATTATTAACTTTTCTTGACAAAATAAAAATTTTATGATATAATTATTATATATAAAATTAGAAAGGATAAAAATTATGAAATTTATTGCTAGTAAATATGACGAAAATACTGGTTGGTCTACTGTTACAATGCAGCATTTAGGAATTAAATTTAATGGGGCGGCTAAAGTACATCCTGATGAAGTCAATCCCTCTAAATATGCGGGTTGTCGTTTTGCAGAGATGAGAGCCACATTAAATGCTCTTAAATATGAGAGAAAGCTATTAAAAAATAAAGCTGATATGGCTCTTGATTTTGTAAAATCATTAGAATGTTATGCTGGCTTTGATAAAAATAGTGATACTGCTAAATATATTTACAAACAGCTTAATAAAAGAATTGAAAAAGTAAATAAAGTAACAGATGAAATAAATAATTTGCAATATGATTTAGATGTAGCTATTCATCAAAGAGATATTGTAACTAAAGCATTAGAAAGAAAAAAGAACAAAGAAGATTAATACATCTTCCGCAAATTTCATCTATAATATAATAATATAGCTAAAGAAAGGTGAAATTTTATATGGCAAAATTTTTTGACACTTGTTCACTTCTTGACTTACAAGATAAGGCATTTGAAACAAAAGAGAAGTTTATTATTTCAAATATTACCTTAATGGAAATTGAAAAAATAAAAACTTCCGCAGAAAAAGACGAGGAAATAAAATATAAAGCAAAAAAATTAGCTGAATTATTAAAACGAAATCAAGAAAAATATAATATTATTTTATATGATACTAATAAGTATGATCCAATTATTAAAAATTTAGGTTTAATTCCAAATAATGATAGTAAAATTATCGCAACCGTTTATGCAGAAACAATGCAAAGAAAAGATATTTTATTTATAACTTCTGATTTAAACTGTTATGAAATTGCTTTTTCATTAAACATAGATGTTTTATACCTTTTAGAAGAAGATAAAGATGACTATACTGGATATAAAAAGATTAAAGTTAATGATAAAGAGTTAGCAGATTTTTATGAAAATATAAAAACAAAAGAAGAAAATAAATATGAATTATATGAAAATCAATATTTATTGTTAGAATATAATAATGAAATTACTGATATGTATAAATGGGCGGGAAGTAAATATCAAAAAATTCCATTTAATAAATTTGAATCTAAAATGTTTGGTAAAATAATTCCTAAAAATAATGACGCATATCAACAAATTGCAATGGATAGTCTAGCTAATAATCAAATAACTATGCTTCGAGGTCCCGCGGGAAGTGGAAAATCACTTCTATCTTTTGGATATATGTTTAGTTTGTTAGAGCAAGGGAAAATTGATAAGATTGTTGTATTTTGTAATACAGTTGCTACTAAAGGTTCTGCCAAATTAGGTTTTTATCCTGGCTCTAGAACAGAAAAACTTTTAGATAGTCAGATAGGAAATTTCTTAATTAGTAAATTAGGAGAAAGACTAATGGTTGAAAAACTTATTGCAGATGGACAATTAATTCTTTTACCAATGTCTGATATAAGAGGTTTTGATACTTCAGGTATGAATGCCGCAGTCTATATTACAGAAGCACAAAATTTAGATAAAGAACTTATGAAGTTAGCACTTCAAAGAATTGGAGAAGATTGCATTTGTATTCTGGACGGTGATTCAGATGCACAGGTTGATTTAAATATTTACGCTGGTAATAATAATGGTATGCGGAGGGTAAGCAAGGTATACCGCGGTGTGGACTTCTATGGAGAAGTAACTCTTAATAATATATATAGATCTAAGATTGCAAATCTTGCTCAGAAATTATAATATAGAGAGGCTTAAAAAGCCTCTCTTTTCTTTTAAGGAAGGTGATAAAAATGACAAAACAAGAAAAATTTATAGAACAAGTTAGCAAATATTGTGCTATTTTTGCACCAAAATATGGATTCCAAGTAATTTCTCCTACTATTGCTCAGGCTTGTCTTGAATCAGGGTACGGTACAACTGTTAAATCTCAATACCATAACTATTTTGGACTTAAATATAGAAAAAATAGAGTAACCTGCAATAATGGATATTTTGAAGATGGCGGAAGTGAGCAAAATTCAGATGGAAGCTACACTCTTTTGCCTTCAAATACCACTTGGTATGCTTTTGATAATCTTGAATCTGGCATAGAAGGATATTATCAATTTATCAATATTCCTAACTATGCAAAAGCAAAAGAAGCTAAAACTCCAAGAGAATTCATAACAGCTCTTAAAGATGCGGGATATGCAACAGATCTGAAATATGTTGATAAAATTATGAGCATTATTACTAAGTATAATTTAGAAAAATATGATAAAGGTAGTGAGAATCAAATGAATAAAAATGAATTAAATATAATTAAAAAGACTTCCAATAGTAATATGACAAATAAAAGCAATAGAAAAATAGAATTTATTGTTTTACATTATACTGCGGGAACAAATTCTAAACAAGGGACTGCTAAAAGTGTAGCAGACTATTTCAGCAAGCCAACAACTAAAGCGTCAGCAGATTTTATCGTTGATGATGTAGATATTGTCCAATATAATGGAGATATTAAAAATAAATACTGTTGGGCGGTCGGCGGCGCTAAACTTAGAAGTATGGTAAATTCTTTAAGTGCTAAATTTTATGGAATCTGCAAAAATGAAAATTCTATAAGCATTGAAATGTGTAGTAAAAAGAAAAATACTAAATCATTAAAAGCAGAAGATGATGATTGGTATTTAACAAAAGAAACAGTAGCAAATGCAGTTAAATTAACTAAATTTTTAATGAAAGAATATAATATTCCTATCGGGCATATTATTACACATAATATGGTAACAGGTAAATTATGTCCTCAACCTTGGGTTAAAAACGAATTAGCTTTAAAAGAATGGGAAAATTTCTTAAAAGAGGTTGCGGGAACTGGTGCTAGTACTGAATCTGCAAAAACTGAACCTAAAGAAGAAGTAAAGCCCGTTCCCGCATTTAAAGAGTATCTAGTTAAAGTTAATACAGATGCTTTAAATATCAGAGAAAATGCTACTGTTAATTCGACAAAGAAAGGTGTAATTCATAGAGGTGAAATTTATACCATAGTAGCAGAAAAGAATGGCTTCGGGAAGCTTAAATCTGGAGTCGGATGGATTACACTATCATATACGATTAGAGTCTAAATGTTTGGGATGGATCTAGGTCCATCCCGCATTTTTTATGAAATTTTATTTAATTTCAAATTTTAGCGAACAAAAATTACAAACTTGCTTGACATTATTAAAAAATTATGATATAATTATTATATAATAAAAATGAGTATAGTTTTGAAAGGAAAAATTAAAATGGCAGAAATTAGAAAAGATAATTTGTATAATGAAAAGTCCATTGAATCTCTTTCACCATTAGAATTTACTCGACTTAGACCTGGAGTATATGCTGGAGATACAACATATTCAACCCAGTTATTAGTTGAAATATTTTCAAATGCGGTTGATGAGTTTAATGCCGGTCATGGTAATCAGATTGATGTCACTATTGATAAAGACATCATCACGGTAAGAGATTACGGACAAGGATTTATTCCTAATAGTTTCCGTGAGGATGGAAAAACTATTCTTGAAGCGGCATTTAGTGTTCTTAACACTTCTGGTAAATATAGAGAAGATGGTAGTTATGAAGGTACTTCACTTGGGTCATTCGGTATCGGTAGTAAAATTACTACTTTCTTATCTCATTGGTTAAGAGTATCTACTTATCGAGATGGAAAAAGAGAAGAAATTAACTTCAAAGAGGGTGTTTTTGAAAAAAGATATGATGGAGCACCTAAAACAAAAGAGGCATTAGAGGAAGTTAAAAAAGGTGGTACTGAAGTAACTTGGCAGCCTTCAGAAGAATTTTTTACTCATACAGAAGTAGAAGTTAATAAAATCAAATCATTATTTAAAACTGTAAGTTGCTTATGTCCAGGATTAACTATTAATCTTAATGACAATGGTAAAAAAGAAGTATTTACTTCTAAAAATGGATTAAATGATCTTGTTGATGAAGCAGTTAAAGATAAAGAACTTATCAACAATAGATTAGTAGTAAATAATGCAGAAGATAAGTATAAACTTAATCTTGTATTAACTTATACGAGTAATTATTCTTCAACTATTATTCCTTATGTTAATACAGGTTTAACTGATACAGGTGCTCACATTACTCAGCTTAAGACTTGCTTCACAAGAGAAGCAAATAAGTTCTTCAGAGAAAAAGGTTGGTTAAAAGAAAAAGATGAAAACCTTACGGGTGATGATATTCAAGAAGGTACTTATATTGTATTTAACTATACCGCACCTAATGTAAAATATGATGCTCAGGTTAAAACAAGAGTAACAGGTATTGAAACTAAATTTGAAGTTAATACATTTTCTGAAGCTCTTGTAAATTGGTTTAACTTTAATGAAAAAGAAATTAAAGTAATCTTTGATAAGGCGGCGGCCGCTCGAAAAGCCAGAGAGGCAGCTAAGAAAGCACGAGACGCAGCCCGCGAGACAGAGAAAAAGAAAAAAGAAAAAGTATTAAAATTTGATAGCAAACTTGCAGATTGCTATTCAAAAAATAGATCAAAATGCGAAATTTACATTACAGAGGGTGATAGTGCTTCTGGAAATATTAAGATGGCCCGGAATAACGAGTTCCAAGCAGTACTACCCGTCCGCGGTAAAATTCTGAACTGTCAGAAAGCAACACTAACTCAAATTCAGAAAAATGCTGAAATTATGACAATGATTGATGCTTTTGGTTTAAGAATTGATCCTAAGACAATGAAAGTTACTTATGATAAAGAAGATTTAAGATATGGTAAGATTATTATTATGTCTGATGCCGATGTTGATGGTGCTCATATTAAAAATCTTTTTTATACATTCATTTGGAATTTCTGTCCTGATCTTATTAAAGACGGATATGTTTATGCGGGAGTGCCCCCTCTTTATAAGATAACAATAGGTAAAGAATATAAATATCTCAAGAATGATGAAGAACTTGAAGAATTTAGAAAAAAGAATGTTGGTAAAAAATATCTTGTTGGTCGTATGAAAGGTCTTGGTGAAATGTCAGTTGACGAAACTGAAGAAACTTTAACTGATCCGGATAATAGAATTATTAAACAGATTTCAGTTGAAGATACCAGGGCGGCAGATGTTTTATTTGAACAGTTAATGGGAACTGGTGTAACCGCAAGAAAGCAGTTCATAAAAGAACATTCTAAGGAGGCTACATATAATGCAGAATGATTTGACAAAAGAACTTGGAACTAATTTTATTGAATATGCCGCGGCTGTAAATGAAGATAGGGCCATACCCGATGCAACCTCTGGATTAAAACCAGTTGCTAAAAGAATATTATGGTGTGCATATGATACTGGAAGATTATATTCTAAACCACATGTAAAATCAGCTAGAATTGTAGGAGATACTATGTCCATGTATCATCCGCATGGTGATAGTTCTATCTATCTTGCAATGGTAAGACTTTCGCAGGGTTGGGTTTTAAGATATATTCTTATTGACTGGCATGGTTCAAATGGTAACCAGTCTGGTGATGGACCGGCTGCTGCACGATATACAGAAGCAAGATTAAGTAAACTTGCGGAAGATGGTATGCTTAAAGGAATTAAAAAGAAAAATGTAGATTTTATTCCTAACTATGATGAAACAGAAGAAGAGCCTGTCACCCTTCCCGCAATCTTTCCTAACCTTTTATGCAATCCAAACACAGGTATTGGTGTTGCAATGGCTTGTAATTGGTTACCACATAACTTGCGGGAAGTAGCACAAGCAATCTTTGATTTCCTTGATGGAAAAGAACCTATGCTTCCTGGACCAGACTTTCCTACTGGCGGAGTAGTCATCAATAAAAATGATATACCCGCAATTATGAAAACAGGTCATGGTTCAGTTAAAGTTCGTGGTAAATATAATATAGAAAAGAATAATATTGTCTTTTATGAACTTCCTTATGGAAAAACAGTAGAAGATATTTTATCTCAAATTGGAGAAGTTTGTGATAAAAAAGAAATAGAAGGTATCTCTGAAATTAGAGACGAAAGCAATAAGAAAGGTATTCGTCTTGTAGTAGAATGTAACAAGAGTGAAAATCCTCATGCTATTGCAATGAAGTTATTTGCTAAAACAGATTTGCAGACTTCTATTTCATATAATCAAGTTGCTCTTGTTGATAAGACACCTACAGAATTAAATCTTAAACAAGCGATTGAAATTTATGTAGAGCATAATAAAAAGTGCATTGTTAAAGAAGCAATGTTCGATATTGAAAAGGCAATGAATAGACTTCATATTATTGTTGGTCTTATTAAAGCACTTGATATTATTGATGATATTATTGCAATGATTAAGGCATCACCATCTGCTGCAGTTGCAAAAGAAACTTTACAAATTAAATGGGGATTCACAGAACTTCAAGCAAAAGCAATTCTTGATATGAAATTATCTCGTCTTGCAAAACTTGAAAAAGAAGAACTTGAACAAGAGAAAAAAGAATTAGAAACTCTGTTGATTGCTCTTAAAGAGATTTGTGAACATCCTGAAGTTGAATTGCGGAAGAGATTAACTGAGTTAGTAAAGAAGTATGGTGATGACCGCCGTACAGAATTAACTCAAATTGATATTAAACCAGAAGAAAAAGAAATTGCGGAAGTTGTTCCTACAAATGTAGTAGTAGTTACAACGCAGTCTGGCTTGATTAAAAAGATCCCAACTGCTTCATTTAGGGTTCAAAAACGCGGTGGAAAAGGTATTAAGTCTGATGATGAAGCTGTAATGTCCACTATTAAAACTAATACAGTAGATTATATGATGTTCTTTACAGACAAAGGAAAAATGTATAGAACAGTAGTAGATAATATTCCTGATGGGACTAATGCAGGAAAAGGTGTTCCTATTAATAGCTTAGTTCAGTTAGAAAGTGATGAAAGGGTTATCGCGGTAACTTCTCTTCATAGACAGGTACTTCCTAAGTTTGCAATTTTCATTACAAAACAAGGATTATTTAAGAAAACTTTATTAACTGAATATATGTCAACTAAGAGAAATGCGGGAATTGCTGCAATTAAAATTAAAGAGGGTGATTCAGTTGCAAATGTAATCTTCCAAGATGATGAAGATATTATTATCATTACGAAGAAAGGTATGTCAATTAAGTTCCCAACAAAAGATATTGGAACTATTGGTAGATTGACAACTGGTATCAAAGGCATTAATCTTGCGGAAGATGATGAAGTTATAACTGCTCTTCCTATTCATAAAGATACTGATAAGGTCGCAATATTTACCGCGGGAGGCCTCGGTAAAAAAGTCGATCTCAAGGACTTCCCCCTCCAGAATAGAGGCGGTAAAGGAACTATAGTTTCCAAAGAAGAGATTGTAGGGGCTGCTATGGTATCCGATGAAGATAATATTTTAGTAGTAGGAAATAAAAGCTCTATATGCTTCTCAGCTAAGGATATTCCACTTTTATCCAGAAGTGGGATTGGTAATATCTTAATTAAAAATAATAGGGTTTTATCTGTAACGAAATTTTAAGCGGAAGGTCAAGTGGATCTTCCGCTTGACTTTTATAAAAAATTTTGGTATAATAATAATTGTTACGAAATGTTACATAAATATTAAAAATTTGTGACAAAGTAGGAAAAATATATATAAATAAAACTTATATATATTGTATAGTTTGCCGCTCAATATAGGAGGAAATTATGATGCAAATAAAGAAATGGCTCATTTCTTTCGGGTTGTTAGCTGCATTGGTTTTACCTGTTACCGCTAATGCAAACGAAAAAAGCCTATCCGATGTTGCAGACCAGAAATCTGTAATTGATGAGCAAAACCTAACGGCTGGAGTAGCTTCTGAATTGGAAGTTGATTTCGAGCAAATAAAACAATTATTATTTGAACAAAGTAGACAAGAGTATTATGATTCTATTGGGGAAAAGGAAAGGGAAAGACTTGCTGAAATAGAAGAAAGAAGAAAAAAAGTTTACTTGGAAATGATTGAAGATTTATCTGATGATGAAAAAGAATTGATTTGTCGTATTACTTTTAGAGAAGCGGGAAATCAATGTGAAGAAGGAAAAAGAGCAGTTATGGAAGTAATATTAAACAGAGTTAAAGACAAAAACTTCCCGAACTCTGTTGAAGGAGTATTAAGTGCTCCTGGTCAATTTTCTACTTGGAAATTGAGAAACAAAGTTACTTCCGAGCAAGTTGATAATATGATGGAAATTTTAGATGTGGTTCGAGATAACGAACCAGTACTCGCCGGAAATTATGTATATTTTGATGGAGTAAAACATTCATACGGTAAAAATTATGTAAAGATACAAGGACATTGGTTTGGAACTAGATAATAAAGATTAAAAAATTAAGCGGCATACTTTAGGGACAGATTTTTTAATCTGTCCCTTTCTTTTTTGAAAAAATTTGACATTTTAAAAAAATTATGTTATAATATTTATATAAAATAAAAGGAATATTAAGTATTATGGCAAAATTAAATAAAAAAACTGAAGAAACTAAAAAAATTATTCATCTTATGATTACTGAAAAGTGCAATAGAAAATGTCCTGATTGCTGTAATAATCAATACGACTTAAATAGTATAGAACGAGTTACACCGCAAGAATTATCAGAAGCAGAAATGATTTTTCTTACTGGAGGAGAACCTTTTGCTTTTGCTGATCCATGTAAATATGCGGAGGATTTAAAAGAAGAATATCCTAATATAAAAAAAATATTTGTTTATACAAATGCTTTTGAATTAGGAGAGTATCTTAAAGATAATAATCTTTTTGCGATAGATGGTTTAACCATATCTATAAAAAATAATAAAGATAAAGATGCTTTTGAAAAAATTATATTAAATAATGCTAGTGTTCTTTTTTTAGACAGTAATTGGTTATATACTTTTCCTGGCTTTGAAGATACAATAACAAAAAATAAATTTAATAAAAAAATGAGATATTGGCAAAAAGATTTTGTGCCTGCAGTGGATAGTATTTTTAGGAGATTATAATGAGTGAAATTCGAGATTTAATAGAAAATCTTAATAAATATACAGAACTTTATGATAAAGGAACTCCCGCAATTTCTGACAAGGAGTGGGATGACCTTTATTTTGAGTTAAATAAATTAGAACAAGAATCAGGAATAATTTATCCAGATTCCCCTACTCAGTCTATTAACTTTCAAACAGTATCTAAACTTAATAAAGTGAAACACGATCAACCGCCTATGTTATCTTTAGATAAAACTAAAGATATTGATGTTCTTTACTCTTTTGTTAAAGGGCAAGATTGGATGGGTATGTATAAACTTGATGGATTAAGTTGTAGATTAGTTTATTCTAATGGAAATCTAGTTCAAGCATCTACAAGAGGAAATGGTATTGAAGGAGAAGATATTACTCATAATGCCAATGTAATTCCTAGTATCCCTAAATCAATTCCATATCTTGATACTTTAATTGTAGATGGTGAAATTATTTGTGATTATAATTCTTTTAAGAAATTTGAAGGAGAATATAAGAACCCTCGTAATTTTGCAGCAGGATCTATTAGACAGTTATCAAGTGCGGAAGCCGCCTCCCGCAATCTAAGTTTTGTAGCTTGGGATTTAATTAAAGGATATGATGATATTGATTTCTTCTTTTGGAGATTAGAGAAACTTGATGATTTAGGTTTTACTACTGTTCCAAGAGTTGGCGATGCAGAAACAATAGAAGATGCTATTGAAATTCTTGATAATATGCGGGCGGAAGAACCTTATGGAAAATATCCGATTGATGGATATGTATTTAGATTTGAAAGTCAAAAATATTATGAAAGTCTTGGTTCTACTGAACATCATTTTCGTGGAGCAATCGCATATAAATTTTATGATGAAGAATATGAAACGAGATTAAAATATATAACTTATGATGTTTCAAGAAATGGAGTTCTTACTCCTGTTGCGGTATTTGAACCTATTGATATTGATGGTTCTACTGTTGAACGAGCAAGTCTTCATAATATGAGCATTATGCAAGAGACTCTTGGTAGAACCCCTTATAATGGAGAGAGAATTTGGGTAATAAAATCTAATCAAATTATACCTCAAATAACAAGAGCAGATAAGAGAGATTATGGAGATATTATTGCGGCCGGCGGAGTTACCGTAGGCTTAGGTGGAGATTACGGAATACTCTGTCCAATCTGCGGAGGTTTAACTGAAATAAGAACTTCAGATACAGGTGTCGATGTTCTTTATTGTACTAATGATAATTGTGAAGGTAAATTAGCACAACGCATTGACCATTTTTGTGGAAAAAAAGGACTTGATATTAAAGGACTTTCAAGAAAAACAATAGAGAAATTAATAGATTGGGGTTGGATTAATGATAGTATCTCCGAATTATATGATTTACAATCTCACAGAGCAGATTGGATTAGCAAATCTGGTTTCGGTACAGCTTCTGTCGACAAAATGCTTAATGCAATCGAACAATCCAGATCCAATGTTAGTTTGGAGAAATTTATTAGTGCAATTGGAATCCCCCTTGTTGGACAAACAGTTGCAAAAACAATAGCAAAAGAATTTGAAAGTTGGCAAGATTTTAGAGATTTTGTAGATACAGATGACACTTACTTTTGGGAATTTGAAGGTATTGGTAGTGAAATAGATGCTTCTTTAAAAGAATTTGATTATACTGAAGCTGATAAAATTGCGGCGATGCTTGCTTTTAGTCAGCCAGAGGTTCAGAATGAGGAATCACCAGCCGCCGCAATCAAAGATAAAACTTTTGTAATTACTGGTCGGTTAAGTAAAAAAAGAGATGAAATTAAAGCAGAGATTGAATCTCTTGGTGGTAAAGTAACTGGATCTGTATCTTCTAAAACAGATTACTTAATCTGCAACGATAAGAATAGCACCACGGGAAAATCAGCCGATGCTAAAAGATTAAATATACCGATCATCAATGAAGAAGACTATGAAAAAATGAAAAATTCTTGAAAAAAGTCTTGACAAGTTAAAAAATTTTTGATATAATATATATATGAAAAGTAAAAAACAACTTAAAAAACTCGCAGACAAAATGATTCAATTAGAAATTGCCTGCCAGAACAATGATAATATATCAAAAAATATGTCAGAAATGGAAAATATATTCTCCAGTTTGTCTTTTGAAGATATGTTTCCCCTATTAGCATTATTGGAAGAAAGACACAGTGAGATTGAAATACCACATTAATCTTGACAAGTTAAAAATTTTTTGATATAATATAAATATAATAAATAAAATAAAAAATTTAATCAAAAAGGAGAAAATTTATTATGGCAAATGTAGCAGTAAGTGAAAAGAGTAAAGTAGTATTGGATTATCTTAAGAGTATTGGTGACGAGAATGTTACCGCAGCTGATATCGCTGCAGCCCTTGGAATGGAGAAGAAATCTGTTGATGGTGTTGTAACATCAGGTCTTATCCGCAACAAGAATTATGCAGAGAGAATTCCGGCTCAGATCGAAGTTACTGACGACGAAGGAAATGTTAAGTATCAGGATGTTAAGTTTATCAAGCTTACCGACGCTGGAAAGAACTATGACCACGAGGCAGCTCTGGCTCAGGACGCAGCAGCTAAGGCAGCTGCAGCAGCAGAGTAATTGAAATTATTTAGAATTTCTACTATAGGGAGAGAGTAATAAAAACTCTCTCCCTATTTTACTAAAGAGGAAAATATGCTTATCTTATCTATATTTTTAATAATTATTAGTTTGATTATAAGCTGTTTTGCTTTGTATAAAATAAAAAATATAAATAAGATAGATAATGATATACTTAATAAAAATAACCAAATAAAACAAGAAAATAAAAAACTTTCTGATGAATTAAGATCTTTACAACAAGAAACAAGCGAAACACAAAATAATCTTACACTTCTGAATCATGATGTATTAAATGCGAATAATAGACTACAAGAAATACATCAAGAGACAGAAGCAGTTTTGAATAATAAAGAAAAATTATCTAATAGAGCATTTGAAAATTATTGTGCTATATTAGAAGAAAATTATAAAAAGGCGGAAGATGAATATGCTCAACATGAAGAATTACTTAAAGAGTCATATTCAAAAGTTCAATCTAATTTAATCTCGCGGAAGGAACAGATTGAAAAAGAATTAGCCCAGATTGAGGCAACACGCACCGCCGCACTTCAAGCACAATTAAAAGAAAAAGAAATTAAAGAAAAATTATCTTTTTATTGTGTTCAAGTTAATCAAAATGATTTAGATGATATTAAAATTCTTGAACGAATGAAGAATCAATTACATAATCCAAGAATTTTAAGTATGCTTATATGGTCTACTTATTTCCAAAAACCCATGACAACTTTATGTAATAATGTAATTGGTACTACTGTTAAAAGTGGTATTTATAAAATTACAAATCAAAAAGATAATATGTGCTATATAGGTCAAGCAGTAGATTTAGCTAGGAGATGGAAAGATCATGCCAAATGCGGATTGGGAATAGATACCCCCGCATCTAATAAACTTTATAAAGCAATGATTGAAGATGGATTATGGAACTTTTCTTTTGAAATTTTAGAAGAATGTCCTTCCGCGCAGTTGAATGAAAAAGAAAAATATTATATTCAACTATATAAATCCTATGAATTTGGTTATAACCAAAATAAAGGGATAACAAAATAAAACAAGGAGAATTTTATTATATGGTTGATTTTGAAGAACAATTTGATTTAGATGAATTAATAGATAGCGTAGCAGAAAATGTAAAAGAAGATACAAAATCTTTTGAAGATATTGTAAATTTAGACGGTTCTATTCATAGAGAAGTTTATCTACATGATATTGTTCCTGGGGTAGGAGCTTCTATTGATGGATATATCAGATTTTGGAATAGTTATGATGATCGTCATGAGATCCTCGTTGGAGATAGAGAGCCTATTAAACTTTATATTGACTCTTGTGGCGGCTGCCTTGATGATACATTGACGATTATAGATGCAATTAAAATGAGTAAAACTCCAATTATTGGAATTACAATAGGCAACGCTTATAGTGGCGGATTTTTTATTTTTATCTCTTGTGATAAAAGAATTGCATATCCTCATGCTTCATTTTTATTCCACGAAGGAGCAACTCAAACCGCAGGAACCGCAGGACAGTTTGCAAATTATGCAGCTTTTTATAAAAAGCAATTAGATAAATTAAAAGATATTGTAGTTTCTAATACAAATATTACAGAAGAAGAATATAAAGATATTAAAAAAGATGATGTATGGTATGATGTAGATGAAGGTATTGAAAAAGGTTTTGTTGATGAAATAGCAAAGGAGTTTATTTAATGAAATTTGAACGAACTTGGACGGGTAATTGGGAAAATGCATTTCATGGATTAAGGCATCCTATGGAAAGCTATGCTAAAGGAGATACTGGTTGGTATGATGATACACCAACTAATGAACATTTATGCGGAAATCAAGCTATTAAAGTAGACAGTCAAAATGCTATGTTTTTAGGTATTGGTCCAAATGATATGGATCTTGCACAACGCATGATTAAGGCAGGAACTCCTAATGATAAATTTCTTAGACAAATTTTTGTTAGTATTGACATCACAGCCCCCCTCTATTGGTGGAAAGAAATGGATACTTATAAGGTTGGAACTACAGCAAATTCCACTTCGACTATGCATAAGTTAGCGACAACTCTAATAACATTAGATTGTTTTGAGATGGATGATTTTTCATCTAATATTGAGTTTGAATATAGCATTAATCAAGTTTGGGATAATATTATTGATTATTGTGAATGTCTCAGACAAAAATATAATGAAACTAAAGATATAAAATATTGGAAAGAACTTATTCGTATACTTCCAGAATCATGGCTTCAAACTAGAACCTGGACCGCAGATTATTCTGTTCTTCGTAATATTTATCATTGGAGAAAAAACCATAAGTTGTCAGAGTGGCGGCAGTTTTGTAATTTTATTGTAAATAATTTACCTTATGGTAAAGAATTAATTGAATTTGACAATTAAAAAAAATTATGTTATAATATTTATATAGTAAAAAATAAAATAAAAATATTATGAGGTAATTAAAATGTCAAAGAAAGAAAAATTTATTGAAGAAATTAGTAAAATGTTAGAAGATGCACCTGAAAAGTATCTTTCCGCAGACGCTCTTGATTTTTGGAATGGACTCCAGATTACGGAAGGTGGGAAACCTAAGTTTACAGAAAATGGAAAACTTATTCTTTCTTATTTGAAAGAAAATAAAGAAGTTTATAATAATCTTTTTAAAGCAAAAGAAGTTGGAGAAGGAATAGGTATTTCTTCCAAAGCCGCATCTGGTGCTATGAGAAAATTAGTTAATGATGGATATATTGAAAAACTGGGTGAGAATCCAGTAATATATGCTCTTACTGCATTGGGTGAAGAAACCGATCCTAATGCAGAATGAGAGCTTGACAACTCAGAAAATTTTTGCTATAATATTATTATAGGTAAAAATAAATAAAAATTATTTAAGGAGAAATGAATAATGAGAAAAGTAATTAACAAAACACACATCGAAGGTAAGATTTATGATTTTTCATTAGCAGAAAAGAAAGTTCAGAATGAGAAGTCTGAAAACTATGGCAAAGATTTTATTAATGGAACTATTGATATTGCTACTGATGATGACAATATGAATATTGTTTCTATTCATTATTCTTATGAGCCTGTAAACAACAAGAACGGTAAGAAAAATACAAAGTATGCGGCTCTTAAGCAGATTATTGACAGCGGAAAGACAGTTCTTAAAGATGGTGCAGATAATGCAACTCTTGTAAAAATTGATTCTGCTCTTGCTCTTAATGATTTCTATACCAATAGAAATGGTGAAGAGGCTCTTGTATCTGCAAAGAGAAATGAAGGTGGATTTATTACTTTCGTTAGCAAACTTGGCGATCCGGCTGTAAGAAATACTTTTGAAGTTGATATGGTTATCAACAACACAAGAATGGTAGAAGCTGATGAAGAAAGAAATATTCCTGAAGATTATATGATTATTAAAGGTGCAACTTTTGATTTCAGAGGAGCTATTCTTCCTGTAGAGTTCGCAGTAAGAAATAAGGGTGGAATTAAGTATTTTGAATCTCTTGATGCATCTCCTTCTAATCCTACCTTTACCAAGGTTTGGGGACAGATTGTTAGTAAGGTAATTCCGGATACAAGAACTGAGGAATCTGCCTTTGGAGAGCCTATTGTAAAAGAGTATACAAAGAACTTTAGAGAGTGGCTTGTAACTGGAACTTCTAAGCCCGAAGCAGTTTATGAGATTGGTGATGACAAGAATGGCATTACTGCAGACGAGATCAAAGCTGCTCTTGCAAATCGTGAGGTTTATCTTGCGGGCGTTAAGAAGAATCAGGAAGAGTATCAGGCTTCTAAAGCATCTGGTGCAACTGCAGCTCCTTTCGCAGAAACTGGAAATGCAAAGGCTGGTAGCTTTAACTTCTAATATAGATATCCCGAATATATGGGGAGCCAAAAGCTCCCCAATATTTTTTACTCTTTTTTAATTACATAAAAAAGAATTTAGCTGCTGGGCGGTTTATGGCCGCTTCCAGAAATCCAAAAGGTGTTTTGAATTTTTTTAATCTGAATAAAGGAGAAAAATAAATATGGCTTCAATAGATATTTTTAATGTAAAACCACATCAAGTGAGTAGAGATATGCGTGGATATTCTGTATTCCTCTATGGAGGATGGAAAACTGGAAAAACTACAACCGCAGTAAAATTTCCTAAACATTTCCTTTTAGCTTTTGAAAAAGGTTATTCTGCAATTCCCGGTGCAATGGCTCAGCCTATTAATTCTTGGAGTGAATTCCGCCAAGTTTTAAGACAGTTAAAAGATGATAAAGCAAAAGAAACATTTGAAACTATTATAGTTGATACTGCGGATATCGCATATGACTATTGTGTAAAATATATTTGTGCCAATAATGATGTAGATTCTATTGGTGATATTGGATATGGTAAGGGCTATGGTCTGGTTGAGAAAGAATTTGACGAGTCCCTCCGCCAGATCGTTCAAATGGGATATGGTCTTGTAGTAATTTCACATGAAGCAGATAAGACATTTAAGAATGAAAATGGAACAGAATATAATAAAATTGTTCCTACTCTTGATAAAAGAGCAAATAATGTTCTTGCAAGAATGTGTAAAAAAGTAGCATAGCTTTTGGTCAAAAATGTATCTTCTGTCACACATAATTTTGATATATTAATAGAAATAATAAGGAGGAGAAAGAAATGCCTAGAAAATATTTCTTTAATATTGAAAAAATTAAAAAAGACTCGCATGAAAAATTTTATTGGTTAGGTTTTCTTGCGGGAGACGGGAGTGTTCAAGAGCAAGGAAGAAGATTAAGAATTGAATTAAAAAATGATAGTCTTGATATATTAAATCATTTTAGAGATTTTATGGAAAGTAATGCAAATATTACTTCAAGAATAAATAATAATGAATGTCATTGTTCAAGAATGGATATTAATTCAAAAGAATTAGGAAATTATTTAGCTGAATACAATATAGTTCCTAACAAAACAAGAACTTTTGAAATTCCAGAAGATAAAATTCCTGAAGAATATAA